GTTATGAAAACGTAGGTAAGTGGAACACTAATGCCCTTACACTTATTGACAACAAAGAATATATACAAGAACAAGTTGTAAACTATATTGAAACTACATACCCAGCATTAGTTGGATCTTATAGTAGAGTAAAATTTTTTAGAGATGTAGGGTTAATTGTTGATGCCCTTGTTAAAGACTTCCGAAACGGCGGAAATGAGTTTGCACTAGAAACACAGGGCGAATATTACGCTGGTGCAGTTGAGGCTGGCACCGAAGACGAAACTGTTGCAGGTATTCAACACATTTACACAGTTGCAAGCAAACTAATACTTGGCTTATCACCAACTACGCTTTACAATCAAGCAGGCGGCGGCGCGGGTGATAGAGTGTACGCCGAGGACTTATTTAATGGTTCAGGAGAGCCAAATGCGTGGGCAACTGCTCAAACATATAGACTAGGTAATGTCATTAAGTTTACAACCGGTCTAGACGTTACAACATATTACATCCCAACTAAAGAGCATATTAGTGGCTCAATATTCAATGCAGCTGAAATTGCAGAATTTTGGAGAGCAATAGACGGACCTAGCACGGTATTACAAAACTTAATTGATACCGTTAAGTTTGCATTCAACGCAGAATACAATCCGCCGTTAAGTAACATTGACATGGATGTGTTCTTAATGAACGATGCAACAATGATACGAAATATAACCGTACAAGGGCATGGCGGATTCATGTGTGTACTTGATCCCGAAGGTCAAGTTCTAACTAAATCACCATACATACAAACTGGTTCAAGTTTTTCTCAGTCACTTAATAAGCAAGCATTTAGAGGTGGATTGTTTGTTGATGCGTTTGTTGGTAACAGCGCCGTACAAGTTATAGAAAAAGTAGACGGCAGTGCATTTAGATTAAAAATTCAAAGTCTTGGATCACCTACAGCTCCACAAGGTCTGTATGTAAGACGTCCAGAGACTCCGAGTGCATTTTACATTGACGGTAGACGTTTCCAAGTTAACGCGGTTACTGCATATGACAAAGCTAACGGTACTGCAGAACTAATATTATCTCCAAACTCAAACAGTGGCGTTGGCTTTACTGGTATAACGAGTACATTGGCTACAGGGGTTGACTTAGACTCAGTAGGCACATTTGAATTTGATACAGTAAAATGTGCTAGAGATTCTGGATACATTCTCGACGCAGTAACATTTGATGTTGCATTAGGTACTAACTTTAACAGTGTTTACAATGGTATTGCATACCAGCGAGCATCGGGCTCTTATGTGCAAGGTAATCAAAAGACACAAACTGTTGCTGCTATTACAAAAGGTAAAACAGAAGTAGCTGCACTACCAGAAGTTGCAGATGATTCAACGGCACTTTCAAGGGCAAATGCAGCGTTTGATGAAATTATTGATATTATTAATAACGGCACTCAAAGCGTTTCAGCACCAGGTGACGGTGTTGCAGATGCATTAGTATTCCCAGCGCCAGCAGCACTTCCTACTGCCGATGCGGACGATGCTGCTATTAGACTACAAAATAACAGAGCGTTCTTAGCAGCAGAAGTTGTAGCATATGTAAATGCAAACACTCCTCCAGCAGGATACGATCAAGTTAAATGTTTAAGAGATGTAGGTTATATTGTTGATGCATTAACATATGACGTGCTTTACGGCGGCAATAGTGCTACAGCAATCAACGCTCGCGCATACTTTGACGGCGCAGTGGTACAACTACCAGAAGCACAAAGACTTGCTACAGCAGCAGCATATGCACACTTAGCAACTGTTGTAGCAGCAGTTGTTACAGATGCAACCGGTGTTGCATCAACTACTCCTACAAGCGGAAACGGAGTAACACAAGATACTACAGGGGCCGCAGCCACAGCCACAGAAGGTACTGTACTTGACGGATTACTACAGATTATTGAAAACGTTGTTACAGCAGGAAACTTAAACAGCTTGCCTAACATAGTTGTTCCAGATCTAACAGCACTTAGTGTAGGTACAGCATTAGTTGATGCAGCTACCGATATTATTGTCAATAGACGTTTAATTATTAATCGTATTGTACAAAGTATTGACGCACCGTTACCGATTACACTGCAAACTGCTGGTAACAGAAGTATCTTAGGTAACGACTTTACTCAAGTCAACGATTTAGGTTACGGACTAGTTGCATGTAACGGTGCGCTATCTGAAATGGTTAGTATGTTCACATACTACTGTCATGCTAGTTACTATTCAAAGAACGGTGCCGAGATTAGATCGCTAACAGGCTCAAGTTGTTATGGTGAGTTTGGTCTAGTTGCCGAAGGCAGTGATCCAAATGAAATTCCGGATGCAATTTCATTATTCCAAGATATGACGCAACCTGCGAAAGCATTTGATGTTGATTCAATTCTATTTACTACAGGCCCACTAGTATTAACAGCAGGCGAGACAGTAACGCAAACAGGGTCAGGAGCAACAGGAGAAGTTGCAGTTGCCACTAGTACTACAAGTGGCTCAAAGGTAATATACCTAACAAACATATCTAGCGCATTTGACACAACAAACGAACTGTCTGGTAGTGTTTCGGGTGCGCTAGGAGCTAACAGTGTTCCAAATACTATTGACTCAAACGGTTATGATAACCCAGTTGAATCACTATCGTTCTATGTTTACGACATGAAGGATGCTCCGTCAAACAGATCAGAAGTCAACATTTGGCACCCAGCTCGTCCGGCGTTTGCACGTTATGAAATTGCTAACGTAGAAATTGTGCAACATACTATTGGTGAATATCCGTTATTAGCAGTAACAACAGATTATACAGCAACTATTACAAATCCTGCTGCTACAGGATTTATATTTAACTTGTTTAAAACAATAGATGCTGGATATACTGCAACATTTGCATCGGCACAAGGAGGCACTAATTATACTGTAGGCGATACACTTTTAGTAGACGGATCTAAGTTAGGCGGCGTTACAAGCACTAATGACTGTACAGTTACAGTTGCATCAATTGGGGCAGGCGGAGTAATTGCAACTGTAACCGTTGCTGGTACTATTGCAGTTGAAGGTAGTACTCCGATGTTTAGCGGTAAGGTATACAAGTTAAACTTCTCAACGGGCGATGTAGCATTTAGTGCAAACGGATTATTAGAAATTGTACCGTTTAATACAAGTATTGTTTTCTATAGAAATCAAACACACATTATTACCGACTTAGCTCGACCAGATGTATTAGTAATTCGTCCAAGTACAGCTTTAACGTTTGATGAAAATCCAGACTTTGTTTATAGAAGTATTAGTTTCTTAACTAGTGATAGTGTAGGTAACGAATTGCCTGCTAATACTTCGCAAGCAGGATTAGATACTACTTATGATTATATTAGACTAACTATAGATTCTGCTAAAGCACAAGAAACTGCACTAGCAGGCGCAGGAACAACCAAAGGTAATACTGCCGGCGATGTTATACTTGCTATAAAATTAGCAGATGCTAATGAAATCTTTAGACTTAATAACAACTTAAGAACACCTGCGGGCAATCGACCTGCAGGTTCAACTAACGATACATTAGCTGTAGAAGCTCCAATTGTTAGTTGGTATGGTAAAAAACATTATGTGTTTAACTATAGAGGTGTTGGGGTAAGTAACGTAGTTGAAGAACCTAGCGAAGATAACTTATATGCGATTGTTGACCTAGTAGACTACGAAACAATTAATCAATCTAACGCACCCGGCCTTGCAAGCACAACTGTACTAGGTACCGAATTGGTTACATTACGTGCAGGCTTGAAGGCTGGCGCAACTGGAAGTGTTACAGTTAACATTAGTACTTGTCGTGCTACTGGGCATGACTTCTTAGACATTGGTACAGGCGGATTTAACTCAAGTAACTATCCAAATGTTATCTTTGGTGAACCAGGTGAGAAGAAAGAAGCCAACGAAGTTATCGAAAAAGGCAAAGGTCGAGTATTTTATGTAAGTTCAGATCAAAATGGTATCTTTAGAGTTGGTAGATTCTTTAGTGTAGACCAGGGCACAGGTACAGTTAGCTTTAGTGCAAGTCTTGCACTATCAGATGTTGATGGGTTAGGATTTAAGCGCGGTGTTGTTATTACTGAATTCTCAACAGACACAGCGATGGTTGATAACGCTTCTGATACTGTTCCGACAGAAAGTGCTGTACGCGGCTATGTAAACAGACGTCTAGGTTACGATGTAAACGGCGCTCCTGTTTCTAATAAATTAGGACCCGGTGTACTTGCACCCAACGGTACAGTTCCGATGACAGACAACCTTAATGCTGCTGGCAACACTATTACTAATCTAGCTGTTCCAACTGCACTAACAGATGCTGCTACTAAGGCATATGTTGACGGAGGAAGAGGCAGCAATGATGAAATTAAAGATCTCCGTAGCGTTGAATATAATGATTCTGGTTCAAATCAACTGCTTGTTTCAACTGGATATAAAAAGCTTATATTAGAAGCTGGAAGTATAATTGGCGGTGGCTTTGCACTTGCTGATACTATTACAGGATCTATATCAGGTGCTTCGGGTACTGTTGTTGATGTTAAATCAGGGTTAACTGGAATCGAAGGTAACATTGTTGAAATAACATATACTCCCTTAACTGGTGTGTTTAGTGATGGCAAGCCAGCAGACGGTCTAGCAGCAGACGTACTTACCGCGTCAGGCGGAAAACAAGGCAATGTAATTGATGGTCCTATAGACGAATGGGCAAACGGTGTTGCAACAGCAGGCAGCGATGTTATTATTACTACAACAAGAGTAAATCCTGGACAAGAAACACGGTATACTACTATTGATATGCAGATTGCTGCAAATACTATTATTAATGCTGACATATCAGGTACTGCACAAATTGCACAAAGTAAACTAAATCTAAATGCTGCTACAGTTAGAGCAGATGCTGTAGCAATCAGTCAAAGTGATTTAGGTAGTGTAAGTTTTGATAGTGCTAAATTTAATGTTACTAACGGATGGGTCACTGTTGCATCGGGAAGTATTCCTGTAAGCGATATTGAATCTATTGCAACAGATACTGTACTGGGTAGAAGTGCAGCGTTAACTGGCGCAGTTAGTGCAATACCATTTAGCACAGTAGTTAATGAAGGATTAGGTTTAGCAGACGGCGACTTTGTTGCGTTAATATCATCAGCAAGTGACGCAGGCGAAGCACTAATTAAAACAGGTGTGGGCACGTATGCTATTACAAACGTAACAAAAACAGGTGAAGTTAATAGTATCGTTAAAACTGATGTAAATGGTAAAATACAAGCTAATTCACTAATACTAGGCGGTGATAGCAGTTATGAAGTACTTGCATTAAATAGTTTAACTCTTGTAGTTAAAACTCCATCACAAGGTGAAATATTTACAGCAGTAGGCGGAAGCGGCGGAGCTAGTCCAACATTCCCAGACATGCTAGTAAAAGGCAGCGTCGGAATTGGCGGCACTGGAATTGCTCAGAGTATTCTAAAAACAACTTCAAACTTTAACGGTGAGAAGGTACTAGGTGTAGATTGGATTTATTCAAGCTTTATTGAAGCACCGGGCGAAAAAGGTGCAGCAAGTACAGGTTTATCAATTGGTGCTAACACTGGTAAGACAACAGCTGGTCAAGTTGGTATTGTTACTGCTAACCTAGGTAATGCTTCAAGTGTTATGCCTGCTGTCTTTAGCTCAACAGGCATTGTTCCGGATATTGATAATACATACGACATTGGTAGTGCAACTAAAAAGTACAAAGATGTATATGCAACTCTGTTCCGCGGCACTGCAACTGAATCATACTACGCTGACTTGGCAGAAAACTATGTTGCTGATGCAGAGTATGCTCCGGGTACAGTTCTAATATTTGGCGGCACAAATGAAGTTACACAAAGTACAACACATGGCACACATCGTGTAGCAGGGGTGGTATCTACTAACCCAGCACACTTAATGAACTCACACTGCACCGGCGATAATGTTGTTGCACTAGCACTACAGGGGCGAGTTCCATGTAAGGTGATTGGTAAAGTTGCTAAAGGTGACATGTTAGTTGCAAGTAACATTCCGGGATATGCTATTGTTGATAACAATCCAAAAGTTGGTAGTGTAATTGGTAAAGCACTAGAAAACAAACTAGACGGCGAACGCGGTGTAGTTGAAGTTGTTGTAGGTAAACACTAATGAAACAAAGCAAAGTAAAAGAGCTATCAGCTAAAGGCGTTAAAGTTAGTGTTGATACTAAAAACCCCCAGCAGCGACAAGTAATTGCTGTTGCTGGGAAACTAAGAATACAAGTAAACAAAGGAGCCGATCGTGGCAAAGCAAGTAATTAATTTAGGCACTAGTGCAAACAAAGGCGACGGCGATCCGCTACGCACAGCATTTGATAAAGTAAATGACAATTTTGATGAGTTGTACACCGCAGATGGAACATTTATTAGTATAACAGATTTGAAAGTATTAGTTGCAGCAAGTACAGACTTTACCGACTATCAAACTAGAATAGCAGCGCTTTAATACTTTCCGAACATACGATAAATATATAAAATAACAGGAATTAGCAGATGGCAAATAGATTTCCCTTAGTATTAGATACAACGGACAATAATAAGATTAAAGAAATCCAATCCGGAGATAATTTAAACCTTACAGATAACAGCATTGTTGGCGTACAAAACATCACTGCAATAGGAACTATTGATGCTGCTGATATTAGAGTTGCCGGAAACAGACTAGTTGCACAAGCATTTGCCGACTTAACTGACACGCCTGCTTCGTTTATTGGATCTCCAAACTACTTTGTAAAAGTAAAATCTGATGGCACTGGACTAGAATACAGACCGCTAAGTGACTTAGGTAATATTGAGATAGATACTATCACTGTAGACACTGGTATAGTGCCAAGCGTAAACAATGTAGGGTATGTAGGCACAGAAGCTAACAAATTTAATGAAATAGTTGCTACTACACTAAAAGGTAACTTAGTTTCATACAACGAAGAAATTGTATTCAACGCAACTACAGGAAAAGTAAGTTATGCAGCACTACAAGGTGCACCAACTTTCCTTTCAGAATTTACAAACGATGTAGGCTATTTAAGAACAGTTGATCTAGACATACAGCTTGCAGGATTGTTTGACCAAGGACAGCAGTTTGTAACAGATATACAAGGTAGTGTATTTGGTGACGACAGTACCCTATTAGTTGACGGTGTAAATAGCATTATTACAGGTAATGTACTAAACTCTGAAATTACTACTACGGCATTAATTACTAACACTGCACAAATTACTACTGCAACTGTTACCGCTGTAACTGGACCAGCAACAGGTAATTTAGCAATTGACGCAGGTACAAGCGGGATTATTAATATTGGTGCAGGCGCAAGTACTACTACCGTTAATATTGAAAATGCTGTTATTGAGACATTCAGCCAAGGTTCCGGATTAGGCGTTGCACAACTTACAGCAGATACAAACTTATCTATTGTTGCAGGTAACAGAGTTAGAATCGACGGCGGCGTTCCGTTTAGTTTTGCAAGGGTAACCAGTACAGAACAACTAGCAATTGGTGCTCGTGAAGGCGATGTAATTTATAATACCTCAACAAGCCGCTTGCAAATGTATCAAGGCAGTGCATGGAAAGATATAAACGGCAATGTTGAAGCAACAGTAGGAACATCAAACTTTAATGATGTTGTAATTGCCGGTGACTTAACCATTACTGGTACAACTACAAGTATCGAAACAACGAACACAGATATTACTGACAATGTTATTACACTAAACAAAGGCGAAACTGGTGCAGGTGTTACACTAACTACTTCGGGTATTGAGATTGAACGTGGCAGTAGTGCTAATAGATCCTTAGTATGGACAGAAAACTTTGGTGGCAAATGGATAGTTACTGACGATGCTACATTCCTTGCTAATAGACTTGAAGCTAATTATGTTGTAGGAAGTTTATCAGTATCAACTGATGATCTTGTAATGACAGACGGTAATGTTACTGCAACTGGCACACTTACAATGGGCGGCAATGGAGTAGTGCAAATTGTTAGTGTCACAACCGATATCGAATTGTTGCCAGTTGGCAAGGTATTAGTTGATGGGAATTTAGAAGTCACAGGAAATACTACTGTTGCAGGTAGCGTTGAAGCAGCAGCATTTAAAGGTACATTTGTCAGCGATGACAGCACAATACTCGTAGACGGCGTGAGCGGAACTATTCCAGCAGAGAATTTATCAGGAACTGCAACTATTAGTGTTATAGGAAACGTAACAGGAGCATTAACAGGCAATTCCGACACGGTTACTAACGGTGTATATACCGCCGGTGATCAAACTATCGGTGGAGCAAAGACATTCACCAGTAATATACTTGCTAATTTAACTGGTAATGTTGCAGGTAACATTGACAATACAGCATTAACAATTGGTGCAACAACAGCAACCACTATTGGTATAGGTAACGCAGGTAGTACAACTACTATTAATGGCATAGTTAACTTGCCGGCCTTAATTGCAGGCGAGATTACAGCAGACAATAGTATTAGTATCACAACAGCAGTAGGCGACGGTAATGCAATCAGCATCGGACCAGGCGGAACAAACAGATATGTTAACATAACCGCAGACTTTATTAGATTCTTTGGACCAATAACAGAAACTATAAATGCAACTGCTGGCATTGTTGGAGATATCAAAGGTAGCGTTGTAGCAGATGATTCAACTGTGATGATCGACGGAGTGTCAGGAACAATTGTCGGTCCTATTGTTTCAGCTAGCATTACAGGTACATTAGTTAAAGCAACAACTATTGAAAATAATACTACAGATGATTTAGCAATTACAGTTGACGGTTTTATTAATATTAATGCTGGTACAGATGATTCAGGGTTAAGTAAGATCCAAATGGATCAAACCGGTATTAATTATATTGAATTGACAACTCAACCTATTGCTCCGGGTAATCCCGCTGATGTAGCTAATATTGCAATCAATGCAACAGCATCATCGGGTAATGTTGTAATTGGTACTACCGGAAGTACACGTAGTCAATTAGTAACAATTCATAATGCTACTGTTAACGGAACATTAATAGGTAGCGCACAAGGTAACCATACTGGTACGCTAACAGGCGATGTAACAGGTAGCGTGTTTGCAGACGATAGTGCCCCAATGGTAGATGCAATAAACTACGCAATGTTTAGTGATACATTAACATTAACTCCATTAGATGCAGAACCTAGTAATCCAGCAAACGGAATGATAGCAGTTGCAGACGGCACAGGTTGGAATCCTGCAGCTAATGCAAAAAATACATTAGTAGTATACTTGGGCGGCGCCTGGGTAACTGTTGCAGCAGCAGCATAATAACATAGGAAATTGAAATGAGCGAAAAAGAATATATTGTAAGTTTAAATAAAGACGTAGACTACGCAGCATTTAATGAAGAAATGATAGCAGCAACTGGTGCTGGAGACATTCCGAGCCGTTCAGTTGAAGTTGCAAATGCTAGACCCGGTAGTGAACGCAATACGCATTATAATTTAACTGATGCCGAAGCTGAAGCACTGCGCAATGACGGACGAGTATATGCTGTAACATTATTACCTGAATTAGATCCAAACATAGGTATAGGAACTCGTGCTACACAGACTGGTGATTTTACTAAAACTACACTAGACCGTGGTGACTTCCTAAACTGGGGCATGAAACGTATAAACGAAGCAACAAATGGGTACACTAGTGTAAATGCAGCTGAAGGCGGCTACAACTACACATTAGACGGCACAGGGGTTGATGTTGTTATTATGGACAGTGGCATACAAGCAGACCATCCTGAGTTTCAAGATGCAAACGGAGTTAGTCGTGTACAACAAATTAACTGGACTACCGAGAGCGGCATTGTAGGAATGCCTGCACAAAATGCAAACTATTATAGAGACTTTGACGGGCACGGCACACACGTAGCCGGTACAGCCGCAGGCAAAACATACGGGTGGGCTAAAAATGCTAAAATTTATAGTTTAAAATTAGCTGGACTAGAAGGTGCAGGCGACAGTGGCACAGGCACAAGCACAACATACGCTTTTGATTGCATCAAAGAATGGCATCTTGCAAAACCAGTAGATCCTACAACCGGCGTAAAACGTCCTACAGTAGTAAATATGAGTTGGGGATATTTAAGATACTACAATACTGTTATCAATCTTACATATCGCGGAGTGTTAAAGACAGGCACAGATATTGATTCAACAGCAAAACGCTGGGCATTTGGCCTACCTCCTATAAGTGGAGGCCTCGGTGGCACATATGCTACTAATGTACGAATCGGATCTGTTGATACTGACTTACAAGAATTAATCGATGCTGGTGTACACGTTACAATTGCAGCAGGCAACAGAAGTCATAAGATTGACGTTGTAGGCGGCGATGACTACAGTAACTTTATTGCAGCAGACACAGGATCAGTAGAGTACCAAAAAGGATCAAGTCCGTATGACGACGAAGCACATATTGTAGGCAATGTTGATAGCACAGAACACTCAGGCAGCTTAGAACAAAAAGCAGTTAGTTCAGAAGCAGGTCCGGGTGTGAGTATTTTTGCACCAGGTACTGATATTATGAGTGCAATGAGTACTACTAATGCTTTTGGAGCAACAACTGTAAACAACCCTTATCCTGCAGACGCTACTTTTTTGATTAATAATATAAGCGGAACTAGTATGGCCGGGCCACAAATTGCAGGAGTGCTGACATTATGGTTGCAAATCAATCCAAGTGCAACACCTGCACAAGGATTGGCATTTGTTAATGCTACAGCTAAGACTGCACAAATATATGATACAGTTAGCAGTGTAGATTATACTAACACACGAAGTTTATTAGGCAGTACTAATAGATTTGCATTTAATAAATTTAACAGCAATGTTCAAATGAGAATAGGATCTAGTTCTACCGTAGTAGCAGCAGCGGAACCCGCTGCTACATATGTATTGTCTACTTCTAGTGCATCAGTTAACGAAGGTAGTTCGTTTACAATTACATTAACAACAACAAATGTAACAAATGGAACAGTATTTCCGTATACCATTACTGGAATATCTAACGCAGATATAGCAGGCGCTAGTTTAACTGGTAACTTTACCGTAAATAGTAACAGTGCAGCAGTTATATTTACTGTAACAGCAGATGCAGCAACTGAAGGTGTAGAAACATTCTTAATGTCACTGAATTCGTTGAGTGTAACACAGAGTGTTACAATTAATGACACAAGTACAACAATAGTAGTGCCAACATACACAGTAACACCTGCTGCAAATAACGTAAATGAAGGTAGTGCATTAGTATTCAACGTTACTACAGCAAACGTAGCAGATGCAACTACACTATACTGGACTGTTACAAGTGCAGCAGACTTTAGTACAACAACAGGTAGCTTTGCAATTTCAAGCAACGCAGGATCGTTTAGTGTTACTCCAACTGCTGATACAACAACAGAAGGCGCAGAGACATTTACTGCTAGTATAAGAACAAGCAGTATAAGTGGATCAATAGTTGCAACGTCAAGTACAGTTACAATTAATGACACAAGTTTAGCACCAACTTTTACAGCTCGTACAGTTACAGTTGCATCTGGTACAAATATTTACGGTACAAGCAACAGGTATTATATTGCTGAAGTAGCAGGAGTTAGTCCTGCATTGTCATTAAGTGAAGGAACAACATACAGATTTGATCAGTCAGATTCTAGTAATGCTACTCACCAATTGTTGTTTTCAACAACACCAAACGGAACACATGGTAGCGGCGTTGAATATACAAATGGCGTAACTAAAGTTGGTACGGCAGGGCAAGCTGGCGCATACACTCAGATAACAGTAGCAGCAGGCGCACCAGCGTTGCATTATTACTGTATTAATCATTCAGGTATGGGAGGTACTGCAAACACAGCCGCTGCATACACGTTTGATGCAACTCCAGCTGCTAACAATGTTAACGAAGGCAGTGCTTTAACTGTAAATGTTGCAACAACTAATGTTGCAGATACAACTACATTATATTGGACTGCAACTAATAGTGGTGACTTTAGTACTTCAACTGGTAGCTTTACAGTTACAAGTGGTGCAGGGTCATTTACAGTAACACCTACAGCTGATACTACAACAGAAGGTTCAGAAACATTCCAAGTACAAATTAGAATAGGTAGTACAAGCGGAACTGTTGTAAATACAAGTGATGCAATTACAATTAATGACACTAGTACAGCTCCAACATTTGTTCCTGACTACACTATTACTGTGACAAACAGCGGAAATAATTACCTGCTGTCAGGTAGTGATAGAAACGGTTCATTTAGTAGTAGTTCGCAGCCTACCCTAGCATTTAATAATGGTGACAAGGTTAGATTTAGTGTAAATTCTGGTACATCAAGTGCGCATCCGTTCTATATCAAGACAACACAGAGCACCGGAACTGGCAATCAAGTAAACGGAGTTGAGGGACAGGGCACAACACAGTTAGACTGGACTACAACAACAGCAGGAGCAGGTACATATGGCTATCAATGTAGTATACACTTCGGTATGTGGAATACTATAACTATATCATAAGGAAACTAAAATGACAGTACAATTAATAAACATAGGTAACGTTGCTAATGATGGCACAGGTGATGATCTTCGCGAAGCATTTATTAAAGTAAATCAAAATTTTGAAGAATTAGATTTACGTGATGATGAACAAACTACTGCTAGTAACCTAGGACTTATAGGTGAAGGACTATTTGTTCGTAGAAGTTCCTATGACCTAGAGTTTAAAAAGATTAGTGCAGGAGCTAACGTAACATTAACTGCTGATGATAATAAAATTGTAATTGCAGC